ATATTTATCTTCAGGGATTTCTACATAATGTGCTTCAAAAAGATCCTTCATGCCTGAGAGGAAACTCTCAGTCATGTCAATCTTCAGACCTTTTTCGATGCTGATCATGTTCTCAGTGAACCATTCATCAGCAACGTACTCAAGGTAGGAGTCCACTCTTTCAGTGAGCGCACTCTTCATTTCTGCAACTTCTTCTTCAAATGCTTCCTCATACTTCTGAGTCAGCTGCTCGTTCAGTTGATCGAGCTTAGCGTTGATTGCAGTTTCAAAAATTGTTTTTGCTTTATCTTGGAATTCTTCTGATAGTTCCTCACCCTCAAACAATGCATTGACATCTTCTTCAACGCTATATTCGACAGTGATTTCTTCTTCCTCAGAAACTTCTTCACCTTCTTCTTCAGTTTCTTCGTAGGCAGCTTTCTTCTTCTTTGGCTTGCTTCCACATGAGCCCTCGTCAAGCTCATCTTCTGAAACAACTTCCTGAGAAGCTTCTGCTTCGACTTCGGTTTCTTCAGATTCTACCTCTTCAGGTAGAGCATTTTTCTTATCCAAGGTTGGCATTGGGTCTGCAGCTTTTGCACCCTTTGTGATTATATCCTTCACCTGTTTCAAGGTAGCTGAAGGATCCTTGAACTTGGCGGAATCGTTATCGGGCTTATAGTTCTCGGGGGTAGGACCACCGAGATCTTCAATAGCACCAAGTTGAGTTCCTGGGTCGGCCATTTTTGGCATTGGTTCAGCAGGTTTTGCACCAGCATTTACAGCAGTCTTAGACTGCTTTGTGCTTACTTCCATTTCTTGTAGATCTCCACTGGACATGTTTATTCTCCCAATTTAACCTTTGAATAATCTATATTTATTTAGTAATTTAAAGTTTTGATATAAAATCTTCAAAAAGACTTAATTTATGTTCTTCAAGCGATCTTTGATCAACTAATGTATTTATTCTTTTTTTAGTTTTTTCTGCGAGTTGTTCCCGAAGGATACCACCTTCCCAAACCCATTCTCTCCCTTCCATAATGCCATTAACAAAAGCATCTGGCGCAGAAGGATCAGCAACAATATCAGCAGCTGTTGCTAACTGGAAATCTTCACCAACTTCTTTATATCCATCTTTTGTTTCTCTTAATGAACCAATACCACGAGAAGAGACGCCAAGGGTAACACCATCTTTTAATAAAGACTCTGTAATTTTCCCCATTGGTGTAGAGAGGATTTGTGCTTTTCCAATAAAATTATTTCCTTCTCTATGAAGACTTACGATTTTATGCGAAACTCTATCGAGATTGATAGTTGGACCATCTGGGTGACCCAATTCGCCTAAAGCACGACCTCTATTAATGTAAGACTCGGTGTAACGACCAACTTCTGGTTCCATTACATTCATTCTGTACATTCTTCCATTCCTATTTTTCATCTCTGTCTGCAGGAATGGACCTTGAATAAAGAGTGTTTTTTTGCCATTTACATTTTCTGTAATGACTTCTACGTTCTCTATCTCTTCCCTAATTAGTTTCATTTTCTTAATTTGTAAATCCTACTTTTGCTCCTCGCAGTGATGCACTGCACCAAATAGTATAGGTTGGCTTCTTTTCAATAAACTCAATAGAGTTTGGCATGATAGTAATGGATACGGATTCCGCATCATCATTAATCATTGTCAAAGTTTCTGCTGTAGCAGTGGAGTTAACCACTCTAACAACAGTAGCTGAATCAAAAGTACTGGCAGAAGTACTTAGTGTTGGGATTGGAGACTCATCTCCAATTAGTAAAGTTCTATTCATCTCCAGCTTCCTCCTCTTGCTCTGCCTCTAAATCAAAAGCAGTTTTTGCTACCATTGGTTGAAATGCGTCAACCCTTTGAGTTGCTTTTTGGAATAAAAGCTCTTTAATAGAATCGCTCACTTGGGATGGTGACTCGTCCCGTGAAATCATATCTAATAGCTCATCCATAGTTATAAAATATTAAAGTTTACTAACAGTTATTTATATCTACTTATTCTTAGGTATATTTCTTAGATAAAGTGGATGAATATTTTTATATGGATGTAGATATGGATGGCTATTTTGTAAATTTAATCCACCTAAGTGTGGATGTTTCCATTGATTTTCTATGATATAACTGATAACACACTTCTTTAAATCAGTGTCCATGATATCTTTATATTTCACCACCTTTAGGCATTTCTGGTGCTTTTGTTGCTCTTGCTTGTTGTTCCAAATCTGGTTCTGTTGGAACAGCTCCCATTTCGCCACCACCTGCTGCAACTGCAGGATCATCCATTCCAGTCGGGTCCATAGGCATTCCCGTTTCTGGATCAACTGGTTGATTTGGATCTGGGATAACGCCATCTGCAATTTCTTTTTCAATCATCTTATCCTGTTCAATGATTTCCTCATCAGTTTGACGTAAAATCTTCCTACGTACATAATCTTGTGAGAAATATTTTCCAACATAAGGTTGAGCGGTTTCTAATAATCCAAATCTATCCTGCATCAATTCGGATTCCTTGAGTTCTGAGAAGTGATTGTCATACAAGAAGTCATATTGAATATGCTCTTTCATCTTTTCCCAATCTTCTGGGGTGACTACATTCTTCAGAATTAGTTGAGTTCTCAAAATATCATGGAACATATTTGAGAATCTCTTTCTCAAACGACTTACAAACTTTGTAAATTTTAACTCATCCCTAAGGATTTCAGATGATCTACCCAGATTAAATCCACCTTCTCCGTCCATACGCGACGGCGGAACATTAAGGGCCCGGTAGAGTTTTTTCTTAAAGTATTCAATATCTGTGATTTCTCCGAGGTTTTGACCTCCAGGCAGAGTAGTAATTTCAGTTCCACGTCCTCCCTCCCTTCTAGGGAGCCAGAAGTCCTCAAGCATAGACATGAACTTTTTGTCATCTCTGATCTCTCCTGTTGATGCGTCATATACAAGTTTATTTCTGTAACGCATCATTACATCACGCAAATACTGCTCTGCTTTTACTTTAGGCAAATTGCCAACATCGATGTAAAAAATACGACGCTCTGGTGCTCTTGACAATCTATAGATTACCAAACTATCCTCAATCATTCTGAGTTGATTGAGAGATTTAATTGATTTGTGAAGATAAGAAAGAGTAGTTCCTTTGTTTCTATCTACCAAACCAGATGTGCAATATGTGATGGAATCTTTTGCAATACGAATACCTTTTGTTGTATTTGTTTGCATTGGGTTTCCAGTCCCAGTAGATTTGGGGTTATAGATGAAATATTCTTCTATTTCTGGAAAATTATATTCCATTGGATTTTCATCTCTCAGCATATTACTACTAATAAGCTGATTATACTTATCTTTTTCCGTTTTCTTTTGCTGCCTAACATACCGCATTTTCATTGGGTCTATGTAACGCAGCTCTTGAATACCATCTTGTGGATTTTTTAAATCAATAATTTTATGGTAATACAATCTACCATCAACATACCAATTTCTATAAATTTCGTGAGACTTTTTATGAAAATCAAGCATATCAAGGATATGCCTAAATTCTTCTCTAATAGTCTTCTTTATACCATCACTGGCTTTAAGATTTGATAGTTCAATTTCTATTGGACTATCATTTTGATCAGAAACAATTGCTTCATTTACGATATCTTCGATTGCAGTATCAACCTCTGGGTGAAGAGACATCTCGCGATATCTTTTTATTAGATCAAATTCTGTCTTATAAACACCTTCGATATCAAGATACGAACCAAAAAAACCACTACTCATATAATGGTCAACCCCGTCCTCATTATTTGGAGGAACGGGGGAGACCGCTGATTTACTCAGCTTATCTTCATTATCATCAATTGAAAAACCAAAGAGCCTTGCCATTATTTAATAGATTTGTTTTCTACTATTTATATGGATTCCCAATAGTTAACTTGCAGCTCTACAGTAAACTCTTCAATTGCATTTGTTGATTCATAGTTCAATTCAATTGCACCAAGATTGGTTGGGAAAATATCATGGAACTTGTACTTCTTAATAGTTTTCAATCCACTACCATTCAATTTAGTTAGATCAGATTTAGCATCTCCACCTCTACCGAGTTGATGTACTGTTGCTTTTTTATAGTAGGAGTCTGGTTTTGCATCACCAGAAGCATCAGTATATTGTGCAATTTTTTGCATCCAATCTTCAAATCTTTCTCTAACGTTGAAATTTTGATCATTAATGACTGTAATTGTCCATGGCTCAAATGTTCTGTCGCCTGCAACCTTCAAAATTCTACCTCTAAAAGGAACATCAATTGATGCAATTACAGATGCTGGAATTTGTGCTGCCTTACAAAGATATGAAAATTGATCATTTCTTGTAACATTGGACTCTTTAGCGTCAGTCAGATCTTGACCAGTAAGATCATCCTCAATGGGATCATTAAAAAGATCTGTGAATTCAACATAGAATAGATTGGGGCGGGCACCTCCTCCACTTAATTTTGTTTTAAAATCCGTAATACTACTTTTTCCTGCGTGCTCATCAGCTTGTGTATTAGTCTCAGTGGCCATTTTTTTTCTCCTTTAATTTGTGTTGTTAATTTTAAGTATCAAACTCGACCTATAACTTCTTCAAAGTCAACACCAGTTCTGGTGGCAACAAATGTTAATGTAATATAGTTAATTGACTTTGTTGGTTTTAAGAAGATATCTGCTCTAAACTCATTATTATCAATAACATCTGGAGTATTGTTTGTGACATCACAAATAACTCTAAAATCAACTAATCCACGCTTTGCCTGGATATCACGAAGATATGGTTCAACAATGTTAATAAATCCGCTTCTAGTTGTATCATCATTAAGCTCGAATAATTGTGCCTGTGCAGCACCATCTAGAGCCTGTTCAATTGTTAAGAACAAACGACGAACATTTATTCTATCAAATGCAGATGGATATGATAGAGCAGTTTTATCTCCAAATAAGAATGTTCCTTTACCAGTTTGAGTGATAACAGGGTTAATTCTATTTGGATATAAACGATCTCTATCTGTCTTAGATGGGTTATATGCCAACTTAACTGCATTATTCAGAGTTCCTCTATTCTCTCCTGCAGGAGAGAACCATGGGAATGAGTCAATATTTGTTCTAGACATGATTCCTGCAATGTCTGGATTGCAAGGAAGGTAACAGAATTTATTTGCAAATCTATTGTAAGTATACTTGTATCCACTGTCAAATACTGCATATGATGAAGACTGTAGTGATCCAAAATAACTAATCAAATTATCTGTTTGAGTATCTGAATTAGTTACACCAACAAGATCGGAATAATGTGGCCCAATAACCGCCATACAATCTTTTCTCTCATTTGCAATAGAAATCAAATAATTTGCTTTTGCTTGAGATTCGTTTCTATCAGCTAGACCTGGACCCATGATCAAGAAATCAACTTCCACGTTATCGGAATTAGTGAAAAGACTATATGATGCCATCAAATCTTGCAGTCCGGTATCCATTGAACCGTCTGCACCATAATCTGCACCAGCAGAAAGTGTAAATGATAGATTTCCTGCAGACTTAAATACACTACCTTGTGCATCTTCTCCCCACTCAGCACTAGCTGGAGTATAGCCAGATGAAAAACCTGTTGCTGCTAATGTTAAAGCATTATCTCCAACATACACATTTGTAGAGAAATCTGCAATATAATTCTTATAATAATTTTTTTGTGGTGAACTTACGTCTGAAACTGCATCTTTTGCTTTCGAGAGGAACAGATGCTTCTCCATGATATTTCCACGGACACCTGTCACAGTACCGAGATCATCAACTACAACAATGTGAAGACCATCGTTATTTCCTTGTCTGGAAAGTGTGTAGTTTGTGGCTACTGGTTTTGGTGCAATAGATTTCCAGTAAACAACACTGTTTGTTAAATTAAGAGTTTGTTGATCGTACCAGTCATATGCTTTCTCTACAGTTGCTGTTGCTACTTCTGTTCCAGTGGAATCTACATACGAAATAGTTGATGCTGCTGCAAAAGCTGCATATGCGCTAAGTGGCACATAGCTCATAGCTGTTTCTTCTCCTGCTGTGGAGACTCTGGATACAATCTTTACTGTCAGTGTACTATTAGCTGTTGTTGAGCTATTAACTGATGTAATAATTCCTTTAAGAACTCCAGTGAATGGTGCTGTTGAACCACTTCCTGGTATTGTTACGGCTGTTAACGGTGCAGTGATGCCTTCGCCAACAACAGCTCCATCTGCAGCCAGATCGTTCGAGTCAATCTCAATAATTTGATCTGCCAAATCATCGATCATACATACTGCCATTCCATTTGCCCATGTTCCTGGGTTTTTAGCAGCAAAGCTATAAGAAGATGCTGTTGTGTGATACAATTGATAGTCATCATAATTTTTGATCATAGTCGCAACACCAGTATCATTCGCATTTTTGAGATTGCTTCCTGATGTTCTTACGATGTTCATATTTCCACCGTATGAAAGATATGATGCAGCACTCATCCAATACTCAAAGTGATTGCCCACTTCGCTTGGTTGTCCGAATGTGTCAATCAAATCTCTTTCACTCTCAATAATTACTGTCTCATCAACTGGTCCAATTGAAAATGGGCCTGCAAAAGCTCCAGTAATATCGATTACATTATCAACTCTACCAACTGTCAGGTCAATCTCTCTTGAAATCAGACCGGGAGATAATTGTGGAGTTGCCATTTGTTTCTCCGTTAACTATATTAAACTAAAAATTATTTATTAAAAGGGCAAGTTTCATTGGGGAAACCTAGCGTGAACTACCAATCAGGGTATTCCCATCTATCAATTCTGTCTTTTTTTCTTCTTTTTGAGACAATCCTCTCTTTTGTACATTCTTTACATTCATATGAGTATGAAGCCGCTACCGGACCTCTGTCTTTTCTTGTCCTGTAAAAACAATCCAATAAATTTTTTACCTGCCCACATTTATTGCAAGTTCTATCAGTGAGCAGGAGATGCCCTAATTTAATTTGATTGTCATCAAATCCATCTATCATTTTTCTGCTGCATATAATGCAAATGTAGAGGTAGTTATAAGAGTCATCATATTTGCAATATATTGCTTTGATTCTCCATCACAAGTTTTACCTGGTACAAAACATCCAAAGATAGTTGCAGCAACAATCAGTAATTGTATAAAAATAACAAAGCGTATTAGATCAATAACTTTTTCTTTGGTGTTTTTTCTATTGATCATGATAGATAATCCCACATATAAGCTCTATCTCCATACTCATCCGTATGCCAGCGATCACCATCTTGATCTACAAAACTTTCATTATCATCTAGACCATCTGACATGAATCCAAAAGGTGCCATGTCTTGTTCAATCTGATTTTTTTGCTCTTCATATAATCTTTTTCTTACATCCTGGTCTGTTAATTCTTTAAAGTAATCTTGAGCGACTAACCAAGCGTAAATGACAAGACACATTGCTAAGTCGTCATTGCAACCATCTTCAGCTTCAAATGAATTTCTTTTTGAAATAAAAGTAGTTAGCTCTGATATTATTTCATAATCAGAAAAAATAAGTTTATCTTCCTCAATCATCGCTTTTAGATTAAGAGATCCAACCTTCTTTACGGTCTTGGACATCTTTAATCCCAATTGAGTTTTTTTGCCTGAAAATCCTTGACCCACTACTTGTCCAGCACGACCTCTCATGGAACACATAAGTAAATTTTGATATTCTAGATCATATTGAATGATTGATGCTACTTGGTCTCCAACATCATTAACTTCGCATAAAATATATGCACTATTATAACTTCTCGCAACTTCCCAAATAACATTTGGAAATAGCATTGGCTTTATTTCATTATTTCTATATTTTGCTACAACCTTGTGTGGGAACTCTGTAATATCTACAACAACAAATGCCGAAAAATCTTCTCCAACTCCACGGGCAACATCAACAGTTATAACGTAATCGTGATCTTTTATCGGGTCTTTATATACATCTAAACCAGCATTCATTGTCTTTGGGTTCTCATAAACCAAAGACTTCAATTTACTTGGTGCAATTAAAGTATCAACAGATCCTAAGAATTCACATTCAAACTCAACCTTGAACTGAGATTCAGAAGTATTTGCAATTGTTTGCTTTTTCCACTTATCGTCTCTACCGGGAACTTCTGACCAATGAACTTCAGTCGGTACGTATTCATTAATTGATCTTTCTGCATCATGCCACATTCGGTAGAAGTGATTCATACCATGTGGCGTAGAAACAATAATTACTTTGGTGCTTTTACCAGAAGTAATAGTAGGATAAACAGATGCAAAGAATTGGTCAGCAACGTGATTTGGGACGAACGCGAACTCGTCGAGAAAGAGGATGTTAAATGACATACCTCGAACAGCACTTGCAGACGTAGAAGCTGCCAATATCTTACTGCCATTTTCTAATTCAATATTACCTTTGTTCCAGTTTATCACACCTTGCTGCATCCACTTTGGAATGTTTTCATATGCAGTTGCAAGTCTACTCAAAAGTTCTCTTGAGGTTGACGCTTTGTTTGCCAATATACCAATACTTACATTTGCATTGAATAATAAAAAGTGTAAAAGATATGAAATCACAGTTGTAGACTTACCTGTCTGACGAGGCATTTTGCAAATATTAAATCTATTCTCATGGAAATTGCTTATCAATTTCTCCTGAAAATCATATGGCTGAAATTGTGTCAAACCATCGTCAAGAGAAACGATTTTTACATAATGACTTGCAAAGTATACTGGGTCATCTTGACACCTCATAATTTCAATAATTTGTTCCTGTGTAAACTCATGGGTTGTTCCATACTTTTTAAGTAGGGGATTACCAAGATAAGAATCAGTCATAATTTAATTGGCATAATTTCCTTCTCTTTTTGCCTTATCTCTAAGTGCATTAATCAACTTATTATCACCAGGAGCGTCTCCAGGTCGTTTCTTTAAGTTCTCTCTTCTCTGCTTTTCAAATTCATGTCGCTTCGCAGCAGACATTTTTTTCTTAGGCACTAATTTTCCAGTATGAGCACCAATTTCGGTCTCATCCTTTGCCTCCTTCATGAATTCTTTAAATGTTTTCATCAGCAATTCCAGCGACGACGTGCTGCTTTTCCTCTTTCACCGTTCCAACTCTTTGAACGAGCACAGAAACTCTTTCTACGTTTTGCTGATTTAGATCCTGGCTTAAGTTTAGATGGGGGCGTAGTTACGGCAGTCTGCAAATTACCACCAGTGCGTCTGTTGTACTTTGCGACACCCTTTGCAGTCATTCCTGCACCACTCTTGGTGCTTCTCTTGTCACCAGATCTTTGGGACATTCCTGACATATCTTCAATCTGCAGAAATGGTTCTCCAGAGACTAACTTTGATAAGTTGTATGTAAGTACACGGGCACCTGGATATGCCTTTTCAATTTGATCCCCAATATCCTGCTTTGTAGGCATTCTTACTTCAGGGAAAAACATTTTTAAGGAAATATATCTTCCTCTCCAGTTGAAATATACATCAATCATATTTCCAGTCTTTGCTGGAATTCTGACTGCCTCATCTATATTGTAATAGTCTTTAATACTTTTATTTTTGATTATATCTATTACTTTTGCGTATGCTTTTCCATTCGCATCATCAATTACTACAGATTCTCCAACATCCCCACCATTGGAACACTCTTCTGGGTCATCTTCTATACCAAATCTTCCCCAATACCCACGACCAATCCCTTTGATCTTTTCTTTGTCACTCTTCTTTTTCTTTTCTTCTAACATGTCACATCAGAAAGAATACCTGTTTTATTTATCAAGATCCTTAAGGCCATTCTTCAATAGTTTTGAAAGCTCTGCTGTGGAGCCAACAAATAGGGCATTGTTAACTGTTGAAGGACCTTTATTTTTTCCACTTTCTTCTTCAACATCTTTAAGTTTTTTCTGAAGCTCCATCAACTTATCTGTTGTATCAGAGACATTTTTAATCAACTGGCCAAGAACTTCATATGCTCTTGGCTGTTCTGTTTCTTGTGCCAACTCAAGAACACTATCATTTGCTTCTTGACCTTTTTCTATGATTGAATATAAATTACCACGAGTATATTCATAGTCTTTTTTAATATCTTCTACTGTAGAACTAATATCTTCAATCTTTTGTATCTTACTGGATTCTGAATCACTTGGTTCTACATCAAAGGTTTCATTTAAATCTTTAAATTTATCTGACATCAGAATAGATCTCCACTAAATCCAAAATCATCACCCTCTTCTACTAAAACATCATCCTCTTGAGTAATGAGTTTTACAGGAGCTCCTCTCAAGTGTGAAGTGACTATGGCTCCATCTCTACCACGCTCCACTAACGCCTTAGAATCTGATATTGTTTTTACATACATTCTTTCTCCTTCTATATCAATGTAGCTATCTTCGGTTAAAGTGCTTAAATCATCAACCTCTATTGTTATAGCTGTTGTATCAAAATCTTCCGATACAGTAGTTACAATATCTCCATTGTAATCTTTTATTGCTCTTGGCTTTACTGAATATGTAACATCACGAATTGCACTAGTACTATCTTTCCCATCGAGATATCTGACAGTTGCTTTTTTGATAATATCCTTAGTTGCAGATGTAACAGGACCAAACAGATATGTTTTTGCAGTAAATTTAAGACTGTATGTTAAAACTCTTCTGCTAGTGAAATCTCCTGTATAATCATCTTGCATTGTGATATTTTCCAATACGATTGGAATATCTCTTTTCTCCTTTATCCTTTCTACTACTTCTATACTTATGTTGTAAGATGGCTGGAAGTATGGTAATATTTGTTCAACTATTTGGAGCATATCATCATTTACTTTTGCCATGATGCTTAGTTCAAATTCCATATTATATGGAACTGGCATATAAGTCTTCTTTGCACCTTCTTCACTGTCAATAGCAACAAATTGTTGTGTTGTTGTTACTTTTCTTGAAGAGTCATATTTTAAACCATTGAACTCAAATGACATTCTTGGAAGAGTGATCGCAGTAGATTTATTTAAATCTGGAGACTGCTCAATTCTTGCGAGAAATTTTTGAGTTGGTCCATAGGCAAGAGGAACCTTTATAACATCAACTACATTATTATTCTTATCAAAGTGCTTGATGGAAATATTGTTAAACATCGTACCAAAGGCGATGATTGTTTTTCTTAATATTTCGTTATAATAATATTCAAACATAATTATAGCTTTTATATACTGTATTTATGGAGTTCCGAATGGATTGTTTTCAGAAAAATCTATAATATTATCAGACTCTGCTTCTATATTGAAATTGTCAGCAAATCCATCATCTGTTGGGAACTTGTCAACAAATAATACTCTATGAGTTGCTCCAGATTCTGACCCTGTTAAGACTTCTCCTACCTTAAATTCTCCAGCGATATTTGAAACATCCAAAACATTTGTAAAACTCCATGACCTAACTCTGGCAGTTGTTCCAGTCTCGGATCCTGTTACAACTTCATTAAATATAAAGTTTCCTTGAGATTCCATATATGGATCAGATATGGTGATCGTAGGAGCCTCTGTATAGCCTATTCCAGCGTTAATTAGATTAATTGAAGTAATTTGCCCATCCTCTCCAATTACAGCCGTTGCAGCGGCTCCTACGGTAGAATCGCCGGTAATTGTGATAGTAGGTTGATCTACGTATCCAAGTCCAGGGTTTGTAATATCAAATGAACTTACAACACCATCTGCGATTTGAGCTACAGCTGCGGCACCACTTCCAGTCCCATCAAATCCAACCCCAGGAGCTTTTGTGTATCCAGATCCTGTATTTACAATATCAACATGTTGAACCAATCTAGATCTTGTTCCAAGTGTTGCATCATGTAGATTTATTCCGCCAATCAATCTAGTTGTTGCAATACCAGTAACTCCACCACTTGGGGCAGTTGAAAACTTAACTGTTGGATTATCAAAGTACCCACTTCCTCTATTTGTAATTGAAACGAGTTGTATGCCACCATCAGCAATTGTTGCTGTTGCGGTAGCAGTAATACCTATACCAGTGACAAGAATTGTTTGTGTTGGACCTAAGATTACTGAAGTTCCATCTGAATTTTTTCCATCAATTTCATTTCCAATAAGATTGTCATCAATTTCATGAATGTCAGTATCAATAACTTCATTTTCATAACGGAAGAGTTCACATCTCAACTCATAAACATAATTTTTCTGGAGTTGATAAAATGGTTTCTCATGTTCTACATATTTTATTTCGTATAAACGATCTCCCAGAGGAAGATATATCAAATCACCTTCTTTTGGTCTACTGGATAATTTTACATCTGGTTTATCTCTAATAAGCGGTTCAATATAACT